CTAATAATATTGTTTTTTCTTCAGGTGTTTTAATACACCTGAAGAAAAAACAATATTATTAGAGCTCGGAGAAGCATGGTGGTGGGAATCAAATCGCCAGATACCTATAACTATCTTTCTACGTAAAGAAATTGAGCCATTTAAATACAGCATCAAAACATTTAATTCAAAGGATGTTAAGGTTGTACTAGGGCCCGTAGTTAACCTAATGAATCTTACATTAAAGCGTATTAAACGTAAGAGTGTACAACTAGTCCGTAAAACTCGTTAACTATAACCGTAACTGACTTGTTCGCAAATTAAATTCATTTGCACCACTACAACCATAGCATAGGCTACGGCATGGGCTTTCTTAAAGTAGTAGTCACCGTTCTCGGGTTTCTCCCAAATCGTCTTCCCAATCTCTGTCCATTCCTTCCCTATAAGGTGTTTCTTCGCTGGGCGGATTAAAGCGAGACACATTGCCAATTCGTTGATGGAAGATGGCTTCATCTGTCTCAATAAGCTCCCATACCCATTTACGTGGAATAGTAAATCCGTAAAATCGTCTTGTTCTAACAGATCCCATAGTGGTTGTGCCTCCATTAACTCATGCAAGTGGGCATCATTCTTGACACCTTTGTATATACTAACATTCAAAAAATCTAATTTAAAATATCCTCGATCTTCTGCCTGTTTATAGTCTATGTTTGAGAGATTAGTTGCTGGGTCGTAGGGTATACTCTGTAGGTAAACACCTGTGTTATGACCCACTAATTTTTCATTATCAATCCGACTTGCCTTGACGTGTTTAATAACACCTAGTGCTAAATCTCTATCAAAGAAATCAATGTCAATATCTGGCATTAATGTTTTACCTCTGATTCAAATAGTATTAACGGTAATGCATCTACTAGATAAGATGCGTATGCATCTGCTGATGCTAGATCGTCAAACCCAGTTAGTTTTACATAAACCGCCGTGTCGTCTTCACTAAGGATAACTTCTAAATCAAGTTTTTGTGCGTCTAAATTTGGTATGATCATAAGTTTGCTTCCTTAACTACTTCTCTAACTAGTTCCAAATCAACTCGATATTTTTTAAACTTATTAACCCATACCGGTGGATCTATAACAGTACTTATCGAAGATAACTGCTCATCGCTTAATGTACTTAGTAGATTTTTGCCGCTGGCACAGTTGAGTATCAACCACGGACTAACTTTACCATCTTTAATGTCGTAGGTTGCTCTATTAGTGCTGACGTATTTAAAATAGTGATTCCACAAACTATTATTATCATTTGCCCAGGCCTGCATATGAGTTACACTACGCTGAAGTGCAGTTTCTACATTTTCAGTATGAATTAGTTCTAACACGTACTTTTCATATAGCTCGTCACGACACCAATGATCTAATTTAACTCCGCTACGTACAACCCAATCGATGTAGTTATCTGGATACAACGGACTAACATTACTGACATAACTACCAAATTTTACAAATGCATTATAGTAAGGGCTATGTGCAAATTCGTCATATGTTTTAACCGACTTGGCCTGTTGTGTTAGTTGATAAAATCTAACGTAGGTCTGATATCCTACTATCACATGTTTCTCTTCTTTGGCCAAGTGTCTGCGTTTCTGTTCACACATATGAACAGTCAGTGTCTTTTCTTGTGTGTACCCTGACTTACAAAATTGACAAATATAAGGTTTATTATTCACGCTTAAATTTAGCATCATCAAAACATTTTAGCAATTTCTTGTTTGCTATATCCGTGGCTTTCGGCTAATTCTTTAAGTTCGGCGAGAGTGGATATTTCTGCTAACACTTGAATTTCGTCATCCTTAAGATGTGGAAATTTTTCTTCTAAGAACTTAATGCGCTTGTTATCGCCTTTCTTTTTCTTAAAGCCTATCCACTCATGATAAAATATCTTTTTACTTTCATGACTACACATACACAGCAGTTTCCACATTAACTTTGGATGCTTTTGTAAATCAAACCAATATTTGTTAAAGAATTCGTTAACTGTTAATACAAAATGTTCTTGAGTTTCTCTAGGTTGACTTTTAACATTTGACACATATCTGTTGAGAATGAAAAACTCTTGCTTAAGAGATTTTTGTTGGTCCGCATCCATCTCATCCCACATAGTAGTGGCGCCCATATCTACAGCGGCTAGTTTTTCTTTAAGTTCGATCTTTTCGCTCATAATGGTTTGTCCTTAGATAGTCTGTATATCATTATAGCACGATCCAAGGCCTTTTGTAAAGTGGGATTGGTTTTTGCCATTCGGTGAATTTCACCCCACATCTTACCTTCCATCATGTGATCGTGCAACGGTCTGCCATCACTTGTTCTCGAGTCATGCTGCCAATTGCCTTTGTTGACGTAGGGTTGGATACTAGCTTCGAATGCCTGTTGATGCATCTGTTGTTGATGATTATAGTCCCAACCAACGACTTGTCTAGTGCTAGGATCAGCACCAAACTCTCTAGCATAGGTTACACCGTTTGCCTTTTCGTATATATAGGTTGCGCCAGGCTTGAGACTTCCCATTACAATAATCTTGCCTTAGATTTAAATTGTTCAATCTCGTCTTTAATGTGTAGTTTTATTTTCTTAAGTGTTTCAATTTTAAGATCGTTGCCGTGCTGGTTATATAACACATCTATGTCTTCGTCAATTTTTCGATGCTTTTCTTCAAGATAAGAAATATGATATTCTATTTTTTCACGAGTGAGCATTGAATACTCCTTATAAAATTTTACTTAAATCTATTAATTCGTTTTGTCTTGATATTTCTTTTACAAAATAGCTGCATAACGGCTTAGGCTCAGTACCTAATGGCACAGCCAATAATTGACCATTTTTCATTTTAGGAAAATACCATTTAACGTCATTGTAGAAATTTACAATTTCGATCTTTTTAAATTCTACTCTAAAACTACTTAACGGATTAAAGCATAATGCTTCAAAACCTCGATCATTTAAACTAGTAAGCGGTAATATTTCAATATCACAACTACTAGAACTGTCACCGACCGCAATCGACCAATCAACGGGCATAGCTACTTCGTGATCGCCTATTCTTAAAACCATAGCAGGGCTATTAAAGCTCTCAAGAAATATAAGCGGCATAAAAAAGAAATCTGGTTCTTTAGAGTCACTATTATCTAAAACTGCAAAGCGTGTACTGTCGTCGACTTCGTCTGGTAGGTTATTTAAATCAAACCCTATATTTTCTAATGTTAATATTTGCATCTATCCTGTTTCCAATGTAGTGTAGTAATTTTACAACACTTTGTCGTTTTTGTCAACCTTTATTTCCAGTCTATCTTATCTATCGTGAACGGATATTTGGCTTCTTTATAAAACTTCTTCCTTGCCGTAAGATGCCGCTTTGCGTATTTACATGTTGAGGTGATATCCCAGATCTGAACGAAGTCTTTGTCTTCTGCTTTTCTAATGCCTCGCCCAATGCTTTGTATAACCCTTGTAAAGCTCTTTCCGGACTCCACCATAACCAGATTAAAAATCCTAGGGATATTAAGACCAACAGCGGCCACACCGTAAGTCGCCACAATAATCTTGTTAGTAGATGTTTTAACTTCGTCATACTCTGTCTTTCTATCTTTAGTTTTTACTTCACCAGAAACAAACACGCTATCTGAGATTTCGTTTACAATAAATTTACCAGTCTCAATCCTGTTAACTAAGACTAATGTGTTACCACTTTCAGCAATACTTTTGATCAGCTTACTGATATAAATCATTCGAGTTTCGTCAGTTACTAGGTACTTGTATTCTTCAGCATAGCTTTTAAACTCTGGCAGATCGATAAGTTGCGCAACATTAACATGACAGGTAGACAACACACCCAACTCTTGTAACTCGTGTGCTTTGATACCGCCAATAACGGGTCCAATGCTGGCAAATATCTGTTCGTACTCAAATGCTTCTTTAGGCACAGTGCCAGTTAATCCCCAACGAATAGGAGCATTTGCCAAGTTCTGCGTGAGCAAGTTCTTAAGAACTTCGGCCTTGGCCATGTGTACTTCATCAACTATAACACACTTAACACCTTCAAGAAACTCTGCTAGTGTTAGTATAGCATGTTCCATATTCTTACTTTTCTTGTCGAGAATATTAAGACTCTGCCAAGTACAGATAGTATGTGTTTTGTAAAGATCCTTACGGTCTCCGTAGTACACACCTACGTCTAATCCCACGTTGACAAAGTCTTCTTCAGTCTGTTCAACAAGTGACTTGTTAGGAACAATAGTAATAGTTCTACCGAGAGGTTCACATAGTTGTGCTAAGGTAGCAGTGGTAATAGTCTTACCAGCACCTGTAGCAACCTCTTGCAATGCTTGTGGGTTTTCTAAGAATCGATTTACTGTATCTACTTGATAATCACGAAGCATGATAGGCTTGCCAGCATCAATATGCCCGACTGGCCATACTTTGCCTTGATCGGCCCAATAGGTCTCAGTAACTTTATTAAACTTAATATTCGCTGGTTGTCGTTGGTCTTCTATTTCAGATACGTCAACTCCTAGCTTGTCTAGTATTTCTAGAATCCGAGGTAGTTGATTAATATAACCATTGCCTCCCATGCCGAATAAGGTTGTTTGACCATCCCATCTACCTAGTTTGTATGCCGGGTGATACTTGGCATAGGGTATCTCATACTTAAACTGGTTAGACAATTTTCGTCGAATTTCAACTGGCAGTCCTTCTAATTTAATATTAACTTCATCTCTAATAATTAGTTTACACAATGACATCAACATCTCCGGCTAACGGTTTTTTATCGCCGTAGTATATAATTAAATCAACATCACTGAAATAAACTGAACTTTTATTATTTTTAAAACTAGGTATAAGAGAAATGACAGTCTTAGGTTTCCACCCACTTTTTACCATAAATTTTGGTATTTTATTATTGGCAATTCCGGCCACTGTAGTCACCTCTGTTAGAGGTTGATTGTACTTTAAATCTTTTACGCTTTTATTAAATTGATCACCTTCGGCTCCTTGATCAAATCTAAAATAAATTCCTGTTTGATTGTCAATATTGTTTTGCACCATGGCGTTTGTCAATAAATTTAGCATTTTTTTATCAACTTTTGCATCGTGGCCGTCGAATACGCAGAGCAATGGCAATCGAAGAAGTTCTTTTAAACTGGCAATTAGCTCGTCTAGGGGATACCGCTGACTATCGACAAAAATCTTAGTTGACGATCGTTGAGCTATTGCATTTTTTAGGTTTTTTTCGGTAATTTTTTCGGTGACGGTGTACTGGTATCGAAATTTTCGATCGTGTAACAACAATAAATTATCAAGTGCAATTGGACCAACATCATCTTCGATGATTTTTTTAAGATTTTCATTCTCCAAGGAAAACACTCGAAACGGCGATTTCTTATTTTCTAAAATTTCTAAAATTTCATGGTAAAAATTCATGATTTTTTCGTCTATTTCAAATCTATCGTTTTTAAACTCGTTTACTAATGTGACTATATTCTTTTCTGTCAATGCAGCAGAATAATGCCGTGGTCCGTTAGCAATTAAGTTACCGTCTATCAACCCGTTGAGTGTAGATAGCTTGGTTTTTATCCGTTTGTCATAGGTAAATTCTAGTTTAATACTAGCTGGTACGGTATTAGAGATGTGAATTTTTCTCACTTGTTGAATTGTTCGAAACTGATGAGTCCACGTGTTACTATCTATAATAGATTGACTGTGGTCATTGATTAACAGTATATGGTCGATATTTTCCGCCAGAATTTTTACCAGTAATTTTGCCTGATTTTCAGTTAAAAAGTTGCCTTGATCTAATTGACTATCGAGACTAGTTAAAATCTTTTTATCTTTGGTAGGAATAAATTTATCAATAACTTTAATGTTTTGACAAATGTGTTTCAGTAAGTAGTCTACGGTTATCATATAAGGATTATAGCAGACATTTGTGAAAATGTCAATTAAAGAGTGGCATCTTCCATGCCTGCAACTCGTAATTTAATAATATTACTAAGTTGCCATTGTTTAATGTCTAATGCCTTGGTAATGCCGAGCCATTTGTTTCTAAGTAAAGCAAATTCATTGATAATTTTTTCATAATCAATTACATCTGCTTCACCGTCGACATATTTTTCAACATCTCTCGATGTAAGAGCACGTTGATAAGTTTCAAGGTACTTTCTAAACAATTGACTGCGTAATCTACGCAATTCAATATTTAAATATTCCAAAATAGCTTCAATTTCTTGAAGTTGAGCAAATCGTTGTTCCACAATGCCAGGCATTGCAGCAGATGCTCGTTCAATATTGCCTGCAATACGAGCATCGCCACGTGCTGCCTGTAATTCTACTTCAAAATATGCTACCGCATCTGGAATATTTGAAATGTCTCTTGAAACTTTAGTATACCAGCTCATTTAATCCTCATCTTCGTCGAAGTCCCAGTTGTCTTCTTCGTCAAATCCTGCTTCAGTATCTTGATCAAGGTAGTATTCGATAGCATCATCGAGGGTTTCGTCAAATCCAGCAGAAGCCGCAACAATTTTATCGCTAATTCCGTGATCGGCTAATAAGTCAACATATCGTTCTGCTAATGCCTCTAATGCTTTCTTATCAACGTACTCTTTAAACAACAACCATATATCAGCAATTTGATTTTCATTCATTTTCTACACTCTCCTCAACTTGTTCAGTAGTTAAAATTTTATGATTAGGAAGATCTTCCATTATCATAATTAATTTATCTTCTGTCCAGTCTTTTCGGTAGTAAAGATGTTCT